AAGTGATCCAGCATAAATGCAATTGCGCTTTCACGAGAAGTCTTAGTCTCTTTGCTATCGCGGCCCCACAGATCATTCAAACCAATACGGGAACCAATGTCGTAGCCAGTGATTGCGTTCAGTGGGCCACGGTCAACAATGTCGCTTACAGGTACGCCGCCGATCGTGACGTCACCCAACTTCTCAGGCAAGAACACAGTGCGGAACCAAGTCTCAAAATCAAGGCCTTTAAGTTCTTCAGGCCAATCATCGTCAAGCCCTAACTGACCCCAAGCCCAACCCATTAGCCCCATGATAGGGCTGAACAAAGCCATGTTTGCCGCACCAGCAAGAAGGAAAGAAGTGCCTGCCATACCAAAGAACTTAGTAGCTGCTTCTTTTTTGCCCTCTTTATTAAGGAAGGGGAGCATCTTCTTAAAGTTAGTTAACAACAGCAGAGACATCTGCAGTGGATACGTCTTAAACTGGAACGCAATCTTACCGATACCCTGTTGCATAAAGCGTGGGCGATTAGTAATGTCGTAGTTACCAAGCGCTTCGTTAGTAGAGTCAACTGCTTTTTGAACAGCGTCGTCGTAGCTAAGCCCTTGTTTCTTACCCAAGCGATACGCAGCTAGGTACACCGCCTCACGGCTTAAGCGTTCTGTGTTGTGCATCAGAGCGCCGACCATCAAGTTTGCAAGACGCTTACCTTTACCTGCAACACCTTCAAACTGTTCGGTGGACATGCTCTTGTAGCCCCACACCAAAGAGGCATAGGTAGACTCAGACACACCACGGGCTGTCATTTCACTGACGGCCTTGCGCTCATCTTCAGGAATAGATTTGCTGTTAGCAATACTTGGCGCAGTGATAGAAGTTGTGCCGTCCACGTTAGTGCGGAACACACTGTATTGATTGACCAAGGTGGTCATCTTTGCGAGCTCAGTAGCCGCGCCTGTAGCGTTGTTGTAGTTACCAGCAAGCACGGGCAAGCCAGAAATGAATACGCTAGAAGGCTGAATCAAAGCCGACGCAGCAGAAGACAAGTACCAGAAATAAGATGCCTTGTTTGCAATTCCAGCAACAGACTCACTCAAAGAGCCATGATCGCCAGACAACGCCATGTCAATACGTTTCTCAGCTTCTTGCACAAACGGAGACAACTCTTCGCGCTCAGTAATAGAATCGCGTGCAGACGACATTGATCTGCGGAGTAGCGGTGCGTACTTCAAGCGTGCCAACTGAATGGATTGCTTAGAAGCAGTAGTTGCAATGTTGCGCTGCAAGTCTGTGCTAAAACCAGCCCGACCTTTACGATGCGTAAACTGCCTGCGGAATGATTGCTCTGGCATTGTGGTCAGATAGATTTGATAGATTGCGTCTTTCAAACCTTCTTTAGCCGAGGGGGAGCCCATGTCTTTGGCATCAATTGCTTCAAAGACTTTTTTAAGCATCTCACTAGAGTTCTGTGATGCGGCGCGTAATGTTTTTAAGTCATTACCCTGCACAAACTCTTGACGGAACAATACATCTTCGTAGTCTTCTCCACGTTTTTCAGCCAACTCTTTGGCCTTTGCATTACGCTCTGCACGTGTTTCAAACAAATAGAATATACGTTGGTCGTCTTTGCCAATTGCCAGCCAGTAGTCGCCACGGCGCACCAATGGGAAGAAGGGCTTGATCCGTGCATCGGCTTCAAAAGTCTTACGCAAGACAGCCATCAGAGTTTTCTTCTCTTCCGGAGCCATGCCCGGGATGCTATTGATCTGCTCATCTAACAGGTCAGAGTACAACTCAATGATTGACTCGTAGTAGTCCCGCAACTGCTTGTACATACGCTGACCGACAGGGCCAAGCGCTTTGTAGTCGGCGGCAAGGGTAGTTGTTTTTGGTGCAGGCTTAGCACCCTTTTTAGTTTTTTTCTCTTTGCGCTCCACCTCTACTTCACGTGCATTTGGATCGGAAGGGTCAACCTCTGCCAACGTAGTAGCGTACACAAAGTCTGAAAACTTCTCGCGGCTAAGATTAGGGTCTTCTTTAAAACCACGATTAAGTGAACCAATAACTTGCTCGGCACCAGCTAAGAACTGCTGAGACATACCCAGCATACGTTGCAGTTGTGTGTTTGCTTGATTCAATGCAGGGATGCCAGCATCAGCGGCCCACTTAGCCAAGAAGTCAAACGTAGGTAGGCGTACTGTAGCCTGCAGTTTGGCGTACCCTAGATCACTAGTTACGTTAGCTAAAATTTGGCGCACTGCTTTAGGGTCACGCAAATTCTGCATGAACCCAACGTTCTTAGCTTCTTCGCCTTCACGAGACAGACGCACTTTTTCTTTTGCGATCCTTACTTCTCTAGCCAACTGAAGCGCAGTACGTTTTGCTTTGAGGTCGGCTTCTTCGTCAAACTCAGGGGGAGTGAACTTACCCTTCTGTTGGAGTGCGCCACCTTTTGTATCAACTGGGGTTAACCTTGTGCCAAGCATCTTGTCGGTAATGTCGACCAGATCGGTAAACGCAGTAGCGTCACCTTGTTTAACACCAAACAGATCACGGATACTGTCAACAAATCCAGAGAAACCTGTGCCGCGCTTACCCTGCACGCTCATCAAGAACTTCTGGAACTGAGGGCTAGACATGCCATAAGCTAAGAACTCATGGGGGTCGGAGAACACACCAATAGATACTTTGCCCGTTCTGTCGCGGTCAGTAGTGCCTTCAATCATTTCTTGCACTTCTGGAGATAGCTCGCCAAACAGCACGCCTTCTTCATACGCTTCTTGCGTACGCTTCATCAGGCTTTCCATCTCACGCATAAACTTCTGCAAGCTAGCGTTCTTAAACCCTTTGAATAGACCTGCGTCAATACGACTAGCCGTCGCTGCGTGCAGCAATTCGTGCAACACTGTTATAACGTTTATACCTTGTTGGTCTCCGAAGCTACTACCACGCACGTATATGGTACGTTCTTTAGATCCGGGTGTATAAACAAACAAACCACGCGCACCGCTTAGCTGAGCCGGTACTGGATCGCCCTTCTCAACAACCACAAACTTAACGTTGACTACAAAGTTACGGATGCGTTGAGCCACAAAACGCTGGAACAAATTACCAGTCTTAATAATGTGCGCAATCGCTTGTGAGCCGTTAGTTAGCCCGCTGAATCCTTTGTCGGCTTTAGCTACTTTTGCTTCAGAAGAACGTAGCTTTTTAGGGATGTCCTTGGGGTCAATATCTTCCTCAAGCATCTGCTTGGCACGTTCACGTACCACCTTTGGCGCGGTAGGATCATTTGCAACTTCGCTAATATACATTGCTGCATTAGCTACACTGTCTTTTCCTACGGGTGAGTTGTACGTTTCAAGCGCCGACTCCAAAGCGTCAAGCTCTACTTTGTCTTCTCGGCTCAGTTCTTCAACACCGTCTTTTGACGGAGCTTTAGGTGGTCGGCCTCGCCCCGTAGACTTAAGTGCTGCATCTAGTTTTTCTTGATTCTTAGCAATTAGTGCAGCATCGCCTTTATCTTTAGACCTTGCCAGATTAACAGCCGCAATAGCTTGCTTTTTATTTGCGTACGTTGCAGTTACTTCACCATCTGTAACGTGGTCAAACCCACCTTCGGAGTTTTCTGTAACTACGTGGCGTTGCTGAACAGGTGGCCGACCACGTTTACCTTTGCTTAATGCTCCGGCTGGTGGTGCTTCTTGTCCTTCTTGCGTTGTTTCGATGGTTTCAGAGGTTTGAGAGCCACTAGTAGTTCCTTTTAGTTTATTAACTTCATCATCAAATGCACGATCTGCTGCATCACGTAAAGCTTCAAAGTCTGGGTCATCTTTTAGCCCTTGCTCTAATAACGTATCTACAACATTTTGGCGGTAGTCATCAACTGCCAAATTAATATCGCCACCGTAATCAGGATCATTTGCTTGGTCAAAAGCAGCACGTGCATTAGTTCGGGCAATACCTTCAACTTTTGTTTTATTAGTTTGAAAGGTTTCTGCTCTAGCTTTATCCGCAAATTCTTGGTCTTGTGCTTTTTCTAACTTTGCCGTTTCTTCGTAGGAGGGGCGTCGTTGGTTAGGTATATCGCGGATAGCGTTAGCAAAATCTGTATCACCCGCTTGTTCGTAACGGTCAGCAACACGTTTGATACGAGCGTCAGTGTCGTTGTATGCAGGGGCTGTTGGGTCGTCTTTGATACGCTCGGCGTATGCGGCTTCAGACGTAGTATCTGTTTTTGGTGGGGTAGATTTTGCAGGGGTAACTATTGTGTTGCTTGCAAATGACGATTTATTATTTCGTTGCGCCACCAATTGCTCATCAGTGTTTGCAGCCGCTCTAGAAGGCGGAAGTAAAACGGGGTCGTTACCTTCTACACTAGACACAACTGTCCAGCCGCCATCCATACGCACTACTTTATATTGCGCGCTTGCCCTTGTAAATAATCTATTACCTTCTAGGTCTGTATCGGTTTCGTCATAGGTGACTGTGTATATTTTACCGGGGGCACTAGCGCCTTCTTTTGTTTTGGCGCGTAATTCTTCAAAGGGAAGACTTTGTGTTTCTGCTGCGCTTTTCTTATCTAGCTCTTCTTCCGCCGCTAATGCAGCCTGCTGTGTTCTTTCTCCAGCAGTAGCTCCTGTAGCATCCTGTCCAGTAGAAACCACTCCACTTGTGTCAACTCCAGCAGTTCCTCCGGCGGGGGGTTCTGCACTGGGCTGTCCAGCCACGCTAACGCTTTCTCCACTTGGAGTACTGATAGGTTCAGCAACATTTGCTGTTCCTCCTGTTTCTGTCTGCGCAAGCTCATCTGCTTGTGCCTCCTCTCGGGCTAAGTTTTGGGCGTCAATCTTTGCCTGTTGTGGTGGAACTCCAACCGCAATCAGTTCTTGCGTAATCTGTTCAACACGACCTGCAGGTATCTTAATAGCAGCAGTCTTAGCTTCGGCCTTTAACTCTGCATCGACTTTGCGTGCGGCAATATTTCCAGCGTTTTCTGCGGGTATACCTTGTTGGATATAAACTTTGGTAAGCGCATCAATCCGCTCGGCACGGACTTGTTCAGGAGTTCCAGCAGGTAGCTCACCTTTTTTCTCAGCCGCAAGCTCGGCGTTAATAGTAGCTTCTTGCTCAGCCATCCGAGCGTCACGCAAGTTAGAGCGTGCTTCAATAGGGGCAGTTACGCCTTCTGCTATGGCTTCAAGTAACACGTCGGCGGGTTTGTTTTCGCCCGTAGCTGTTTGTGCGGCAAGTTCACCACCCGCACCGCCACCCATTTGTAAGGCAAGCTCTTTACCCCACGCCGCCATCGTAGCTTTTTTAGCCGCAGTACCAGCAAGTTTGCCTTCGGCAATAAGAGCCTGTGCGGGCTTCAAGAATCTACCAGCCATGCCCATAGACAGAGCATCAAACGCACCAATAATCAAACCACGCTTAGCACCTTTTTCTTTGATCTCGTCCATGATCTTGGGGTTAGACAAGGCTCTGGATATTGCGTTTGCGTCCAGCATGTTGACGCCTTTGTCTTGCAAGACATCAGCCATGACCGAGCCGTATTCAATACCGCCAGAACTAAGACCAGCCGCAGTTGAACGCGCCACAACCCCAGCGGGGCCGAGCACTAGGGAAGGAACCATGCCGGGCAAAGATACAGCCAAAGATTCCACCAACATCGTAAATGTTGCGCGTGGGTTAGAAGCCAGAGCAGTAATAGCTTCACCGTATGTTTCGGAGTTACCAATTTCTTCCATACCCGCACGAATAGCTTGTGATGGGGCTGCGGCGGATCTTTGTTTTGCGTTGCGTGCCAATACACGTCCGGCAGCATCTGCGTCGGTTACGCCTGTCTGAAATAAATAACTTGTGGCTATGTCCCCTAGGCTTGCGTCTACGCGCTTAAACATATTGCCGGTTGCTTCGGTGGTGTACTGGTAAGGAGACTCAGTAAATTTAGTTTCGGGCGTAGCTTTAATTTCGCCAGCGGGTTCGGCCCTAGCGCGGGGTGGCGCAGGTGTAGCCATTGGTGCTTGCTGTTTGAAGTAAGGACTACCTCGCTGCTGCCCGTGCTTAATTACGTCTTCAAACTTAACGCCCATGCTTTGAAGAGATTGTTTTAATTTCTCTTGGTTAGCACCTTCTTCAAGGAGGTTGACGGCATCGTCAAGCATCTCCAACCGATTTTTATATGGAGCGCGTTTAGGTGGCTCAGGTTCTTTTGCTACTATGGGTGCAGGTTTGGTTTCTTCTGCACTAGTTCCCATTGGCAGACCAACGTTAAACTCACTAGACAACGCAGATGGCGCAGGTTTCTGTGCCACAGGCGCAGGTTTAGCTACCGGGGTGTCATCTACTAGCCATTCGCTACCTACCAAGTACGCTTTAGCGCCAGCTTTATTTGTAGCTGTTCGGGCAATTGGTTGCCATTCGCCGCCGACCAAGGCGACACGCTCCCCCGTCTGGGGATTGGTAGCTGTTTGAATTGCCATATTTCTTAGCCATTATCAGGTAGGAACCCAGCGGGTGGTGCTGGCATTGTGCCAGTATTTCGGGGTTTTGTGCTACCCCCGCCGCCTGCGGCAGCTTCTGATCTTGTGAAGATTTCGCGCTGTTTTTTCTCTTCAGCATCCCAAAGCCGTTTCATTTCGGTCTTGTCGCCTTTACGCTCCGCCGCTGAATATGCTCTGTTCATAATTGGGAAGTTCTTCATAGCGTCAGCAACCTTGGCGTCAATACGTTCTTGTACAGGTGCCAAAGTTGCAGCTTGTTTGTTAGGCGCATTCTCACTTGTAGAGAACGAAGTCTTTAACTGAGCTGCTGTTATGTCACTAGCCTGCTTGCGTACCCGCGCATCAAACGCTTCAGGGCTCTCACCTTCTTTTGGCTTCAGCGTTGTCTTTAAGTAGTCTATGTTGCTTTGAAGCACTTGCTCTTGCCATTTAGGGCCAGAACCCGCGCCTTTATTAGCCTGTCGGTTATAGCCAATAGTACGTGCTGAGATATCCGCAGCATAGCGAAGCTTATCACCCTCGGCTCTATTTGCATCTTGTTGGAATTTACGAGCCTCTGCCAAAGCAGCTTGAGCGCCACGAGCATCCCCCATACGTTCTTTACGCTGAGCATCCTTAAGCAAAAACTGCGCCCTTGCGTTAGCAGTTTTTGCGGCTTGGTCAAGTTTCTCAACCTCATTTATTGCACTGCCATATGCTGGCAACGCCTCACTAGCACCTTCTGCTAGATTACGACCTTTAAGAATTTTTCCAGCGGCAGTGAAATACGCACCGGCCTCACCAACTCGTCTTGCTTTGGCTCTGTCGGCTTCATCCTGCGCACCGCGAGCAATTTCTGGAGCATATATGTCTTCTCCTCCAGCTTTTTTTACACGCGCCATGTATCTGTCTAAGAACGCTTCTTGTTCCGCAGCAGTCATTTCTTTAGGTACAAAGCTCATGTACTTATTAAGCGCTTCATCTGCTCTGCCTATTGCCGTTGAGTCCGCTGCGCCACCCCATCCGGGTTCTTGTTCAGTGCCGTAATCCGCACGTCGCTTGTCATCCGCAATTGCGTCAAGAATTCTTTGTGTGGGGTCTTCTACTTGCTGATTACCAGAGGCTCCGCTAAACGCAATAATGCCGCCTTCAGCATAGTCTTCTTCGGGGGTGTACATACCAGCCAAACCGCCAGAAGCGGCTTGCATAGTGGGCTGTGGCATTGGAGCTCGTTGTTGTGGAGCTTGGCCTTGTGGCATACCTTGACCACCCATTGCACCGGGCACCATTGCGCCTAGACCTTGCATCATAGGATTAGGGGCTAAGTTTTGCGCAACGATAGAGGGGGACGAAGTTGGCTGTTGTGCTTGACCCGCCATGTCCATCATGTCGGCTTCTTTAACCAAACGCAATGCGTTCAATGCAGTATAAGAGTCTAACTTGGGGTCAGGACTTTGGCCCATTACCGCAGCACGGAGCATGTCGGGTTGTTTTCTATACCGTGCGGCATAGACAGATGCCATATCAATTGCCATGATATTTTCCTTAGACCAAGTTGTTCAGAGCAAGTGCGCCGAGACCGCCGCCGTTAGACATAGCCACGCCACCGTTAGCGCCACCCCATAGTTTACTGACACCCGCCGCGCCAAGACCTAACGAAGCAATATTTTGTGCAGTGGAAGGAGGGGCTTGGTACACAGTAGAACCTGTAGCACTCAATGGTACACCACGAATAATGTCCGACATAAAGCTAAGTTGCTTGTATGGATAGTTTTGCGCAGACATAAAGTCACCGTACTTGGTGTCAATATCTTTTTGCATCTGTGCTTGTTGTTGCAGGCCGTATTGGTTTTGCAACGCATTGATACCCATGTTTTGTTGGTACTGCATACCACCCAAAGTACCAAGGTTCTGAGCAGCTTGAAGGCCAGTCTGTAAACCTTGAAGGCCAAGACCCGCACCAAACTGACCTTGTTGAGCGTTCAACTGAGCCGCCGCTTGCTTTTGAGCTTGCTCTTGGTTGAACTGTTGCTGTGCTTGCGTATAAGCATTCTGTAGTCCAGTAGCCGCAATATCGCCTTTTTGACGGGCTAAATTACCCGCCATCTGGCTACGCATTAAATAGTCACCGCTACCACCAAAAGCACCAGCACGAGCAGCTTGAGCGCCTTGAGTTTGACGAGCAATGTCAGCCTGACGCTGAGCGTCGGCTTGTTGTCTTGCAACAACTTCACCCATATAGGGAGACATGTACTGACTAGAGGTGCCTGTACCGGGTACAAATTTACCAGTAGCTTGATCGTACGACCCTTGCGTGCCGCCAGTAAAAGACTGTGGGTCTAGTGGGTTATAAGTAAAGCTGGTGTTCATCGCACCAAGGCCAGCCAAACCCGCCATAGCAGTTGCATCTTGCAACTGGGGTTGAGTCTGCATTAAAGCCGCATTTTCATACGACATTTGCTGCAGTGGGGAGAACTGTGCAACACGCTCACCCTGATACTGCATGTACGGGTTGTATTCAACGTCAGTCAGCGCTTGCGCTTGACCTAGTAAGCTTTCTGCATAGGGTGCAACTTCCGGCGCAAAGCCGTAGTTTGTTTGCGTAATTTGTGTTGGGGTCGAGCTTGTAGCCATGTCTATTCCTTATGCGGGAAGATATTTGTCGGAGCGGCTATTCTTTGCCACTTTGCCTTTGCCGACAGTGCCTCGGCGGGCTTTTTGTACACGATCCATCATTGCGTAGAGTTTACGTGCACCAGCTTCAGTTGAGCCATTACCCAACTCAGACACGATGCGTGCAGGGACTACAAATTCACCGTCGGCCAAACGAGCAGGGCGCTTGCCACCAATCGTTGCAGGGATGGAGTCAGACACACCATCACCGGGGCCACGAAGCAATCTACCGCCGTCGGAGTAACCGCCAAGATCAAACTGACCACCACCAGCCATAGTCAAAGCAGCTAAGCCGCCACCGGCCATCAAACCACCGTTGGCATCACCACCACCACCCGCAATTACTTCGGTGTTATTACTACTGCTACCACCAATATCTTGGGCTTCCCACTTCTTATCTACAGAGTTCCATACCCATTTCTTACCAGCACCGGGGTTATCAACGGGTTCTTTGTCTTGGTTAGACAGAGCCGCAGCCTTTTCGCCAGCAAGTACGTAAGAAGGTTTTACATAATCAGGGTTAAGCTGATATTTTCCATCTACGTATACGTACTTTTTAGCAGCTCGGTTCTCTGGGAATCGACCAACAGACTCCCAATATGGCTTTTGAATTTCGCCAGTAGGCGTATATGGGGTAGGTGAGTAAGGGGTTTTGCCCATCAAGTAGTCAAGAGCAGCTTTAGAACCACCTGTGGTTTTGTACTTGGCATTAAACTCATCAATTGTTTTTGGTGTGTAAGGGATGTAACCCAAACTGCCACCGCCCTTTGTATACGCATTGCGCAAGTCAGTCATACCCGTAAAACCACCTTCGGGGATACCGGGGATGTTGGGACGAGTTGTGATTGTGCCGTTAGGATTAACAGTTGTAATACCCGCACCACTTACGCCGGGGGGCAATGCTGTTCCCAATACATCTTCAAGACGGCCTGTGTAACCCGAACCACCTGTGCCGTAACCAACTTGAGTATTAGTGCCGCCACCGCCAGTATTTGTGCCGCCAATATTGACGTACTTAGTCTCTGTTTTCTTTTCAGCGGCTTTAACTCTGTTGTAGCGGTCTGTAACGTCTTTAATAGACAAACCAAGAGCTTGCGCCATGTCATTGGCATCGTAGTCGTTGTCGTCCATAAACTTAACCCACTGCTTGTCATAACCAAACACGGGGTCTGCAACTACTTTGTCTCTTTCAATTTGTTTAGAAAGATCCAACGCGCCACCAGTCAACGAGTACCCTCTGTTAATCATGTCCTTAGTCCAACCGCCATATTTAGGGTCGTTTGCCAAGGCTGCGGCGTAGTACTCATCAGGGCTAATACCTTTTTCAACAAATTGGTTATAAATACCAATCGTGCCTGAACCACCTTTGTCCCATGTAGAACCAACAAATGGACTTGCCATACTAGCAATATAACGATTGACAGCCGCAGGATCAGCATTTGTGTCTTTGATTGCTTTGCCAAGATCTATGTCTTTGTTAACGGGGTCTGATAAGAAACTGCCCATTTGGTCTTCGGTGTAATAAGTGTATGTAGGGGTTGTTACTGCGGTTTGCGCTTGGGTTGCTGGGGGAGCAGCATATTGAATGTTGCTCATGTCACCTGCGTAACCTAAGTTCTTTGCCACAGTTGCAGCATCTGCTTGACTTAAACCATATTTGCTTACAACATCTTGTGCATTCATGCCCGCTTTAGCAAGTAGGTCGCTAGCATCTTTGTATCTTCCTTGTTGATACGCTTCAAGAGCTGCATCGCCACCAACTAAACTACCCTCGTTACCAGCGTACCCAGCAATACCGCCACGCGCCATACGCACAACGGGCTCACTGCGTTGGGCAAAATCATACATGCCGCCTTGCGCCATGCCGTTTTGTCTGGGAACATCGTCACCATCACCGTAACCCGCTATACCACCAGCGGCTAGACCCATCAGGCCACCACCTGCTGCTTTAGTAGGCATAGCTTCGTATGGAGTACCTGCAGTGTATGTACCGCCATAGGGGTCGTAAGAATAGGGGCGAATGTATCCGGGTTTAGTTGCCGTAACGGGCAATTTAGACGTAACTGCTTGGTCGGCGAGGATAGGTGCAGCGGCTGCCGCTGCGTATTTAAAGTTATCTTTGGTGAGCAGACTTGAGGGGTTATTCTTAGCCGCATCAAATCCAGCAGATAATTTATCCATTGGGGAGGCTGCGGCTACACGTTCTGCCACCTGTTGTTGTAGCGCCTGATTAGCTGCTTCTACATTTCCTAAACTCTGAATACCAGCATCCGTTACGCCAGCATCCGCTAAGTTAAACGCCATGTCACCAGTAAGTCCGGCCCCAGCTTTAGCAGCCTCACTACCAATAGCTCCCGCCCCAGCAGTAGCCAAACCTGCCTGCAACCCAGCACCACCATAAGCGCCAAGACCTGCTTGGATACCCTTACCAATATCGCCCGTACGTAAGGCTTGAAGACCGCCTACAGTCAAAGCCGACGCCATAGGAGTTGCGCCTAGGAAAGCCAAAGACGTGCCCGCAGTCATCGGGGCTAAAGCAAAGCCAATAATTGCTGGAAGCAACTTATCTAAGATGCCCGCTTCGGGTAGACCCGTCTCAGGATTAATCGTAAGGGAGCCGCCGTGGTTCTCGGCCAAAGCTTGTAGCCCCTGCACTTCACGTGGGGACATGTGGATAAGCATCGAGTCAGGGCCGCGACCCTTGGATGCCATGTGGTCGGCTAGTACAGCAAGGCTCATGGTTGCCTCTCAAAATGGGGGTTGTTTGATAATATCATGCTGGGAGCGCAGACACAAATGAAAGTGTGGCTACGACGGATTGCGTAGAAGGCTTAGTAGGCGTGCCGGAAGCGGCAAGGTGCTGGATAGTTACAGCAACGTTAGGCACAGACCAGTAAATCTCAACGTGGTCACCTGCTGCCATATTTAAAAAATAGTTCCAGCCAACAATTGCGTGTCCGTCCGTGCCAGCGTGTCTGTTTGGGATAGACACAAAACCTGTTGAGCCTGTAATGTCTTCGCCGTTTTGACGTAGCCAGATGTAGACATCTTGGAAGGCTGTGTCTGTGTTTCTAAACTGAGCGCTGAACTGCAGGTTGTATATACCAGCGTACTCCACAGTAATTTCAGAGTTGACGATCCTTACGCTATCAGCAAAGTCAGTGGTGTTGAACGTCATCAACGTAGCAGTGTTTGCTACAGCCGTCTGGTCTTGGTCGCTGGAAAACGCTCCGTATGGGTTCGCCACATACTTGCCACCCGTCGGGCCAAACAACTCACCAAACGCATTTTGCAGTTGGTTAAAGTAAAGACGCAAGACGTTCGTAAACTGATCCTGATACCTGCGCTCGTACTGATCCGTGCCCAGTGGTAAGTTGGGCGGTGCAGGGGTAAGAATTCTGTTCTTGGATGTCATCAGCGCCTACCGTCAGGACGAATATCTATACGCGGCGCACCCAACTGCCAGACTGTGTTGATCTGATTAGAGCTAATCTTAAAGATCATCTGGCGACCGCGCATGCGCGTGAAGATCATGCCGGTAAACTGCTCAGTAATCACGTACGTACTGCTCTTGGCCACAGGTTGTGAGGCAGAACTTGTAACCCCAGACCCAGAATTAGCCAAGCCGTACAGCGTCATGTCCACAGAAGGCACGGCTCCCGTGGGTGAGTTCTCAGCGTTCTCAAAGGTCAGATCAGGAAGGACGCGCCACACAAAACCAAAATTATGTCCATCACCAATGTCAAACTCTGAGGATGAAATGTAGGCATCAATAGCGGTAGTTGTTCCTGTTTCATTGTTGTTTAGCCCATTCTCGTGGAACACCAAGTTGTTGCTGTACGTAGCCGCTAAGGGGTAATCAAGCAAGCCAGAATCTAACCACGCTGTCCGTGCCATCGTGCCAAAGTACCAGATTTTTTCTAGGTAGTTGTAAATTACGTAACGGTCAATGGTGAATGAGTTGGCAGAGCAATAGAACCACCAAACTTCGTTAAAGCCTTCGTTCGTACCAGCAAACACCTGCGCGGCTTGGGATTGATTAAAGTCTCCAAATATGTGGCGACGCAGGTCGCAGTTAAGCGTTTGCACACGGCCATCGTAGGAGTAGAACTTGTCCACGCCCATCCAGTACACAATACCAGAGGCAATCACAGCGGCGTTGGGGCCTTCGATAGAGATGTTGTCACTCATCAATTGGGGTGCCCAGACGTAAGGGGGCCCGAGGTATTGCAGTGAATACACAGCCGAGTCGGTAAACATCAACACCTCTTGACGGGTCTGAACTGTGGCCACAATTTCAGAGCCGTGGGACACCCGTACAAAACCTGCTTGGTTAGTCGGGTCAGGCGTCCAGTTGTACGGGTCATCCTGCGCTGACCAGCGAATCAGCATGGGGTCAAGAGTTGCACTGCCGTAGTCGTTGCAACCAAACACAATAATAAAACGAGAAGAGTCCGACACAATTATGCTGTTCTGAACAGTCGGCACGTCAACAATAGTGGACACAGAGCCCGTGCCTGAAGAAGTTGTGTTAACAACCGCACCTGAGCCATCTAGTAACTTAAACGTCAAGCCATTTACTTCAAACACATAGTAAGTAGTGCCCGCAGTAATACCCGTTGGTAACGAGCCGCCAGAGAATTTAAGCGCCGCGCCTTCGGTATAGAGAACTGTTGATGTTACGACAGTAGGAGATGCGTTGGTAAACGAAACTGTGCCACCAAGGGAGTTGAGCAGTACACCGCGAGTTGTCAACCCGCCCGTTGCATCCCAGTAGTACAAGCCACCACCACGAGGGCCAAAGACCAAATCTTCACCGTAGTTAATCTGGCTCCAAAGCTGTAAGCCGGTAACAGACGTTGTACCTACACCCCAAGCACCAGCACCCCAAGCACCAGCGCCCCAACCTACAAGCGGAACAGCATACGCAGGGCCAGCATTAAGTTGGTAAGCTGCAACAACAGCCGAGCCACCCGTTGCCCCTGCCGCAACCACAGATGATGTTGTAATTGTGTAGGAGTTGGCGTTAACAAGCGTAATCTGGAACTCGGCATTTAGAACAGATGCGTACGTACCCGTAACGCCACTGAAAGTAACAAAAGAGCCGTCAGTTGCACCATGCGCCGTAGCCGTCACCGTGACTGTGGTTGTGCCGTTACCTGTAAAAGGGTCTGTGCCAAGCGTAACTGTTGTGCGGAGAGGCGTAATGTCGTAGTACGCACCACCATTTTGAATATAGAACTTTGTATTAGTTCCAACGCCTACTAGGTTGAGGTTGCCAAGCGTTGTCCAGTTCCAAAGAGAACGGCAAGTGCCATTAAATGTGTTCGAGGAGATGCGTTGCCAGCCACCTAAAATCTCGGGGTTGCCTTGACGGAAGCGAATTTTGTCGCAGTCATACCATCCACCCTCGGTGGTGTAGCGGGTGTTTTCTTTGTTGACCCCCGGCTTGAACAGTATTTTTTGTAATGGCATCGGTCAATCCAGTAAGGCGCACTCAGCCGTGCGGCGTTTTAACAAGCCCGGCAAAACCTTGCCGCCACCTTTAGTCCAGAGCATCAGTTGTTCCTTGGCCCCTTCCCAATCATTGGCGTTGATTTTCCTCTTTAACGTGCTTGTTTGCAAGCGCCCAATGCCCAAGTTGTAACAGAAATCTACGATGGCGTTTAGCTTCCTTGGATCACCTTGAGCGGCAATCACCAGCAGGTTTGGACAATGCCTTACTGCACCGGGTGCGTAGGTGTGTAGGAGTTCTGTCATCAACAGCGCTCTGGCTGTCGGTTCGTCCATCGGAGGGTCTTCCAATGTTACCTTGCGCCCATCGGCGTAGTAGGTGGAACCATACCCGATTGTGGCTACGTTAGCTGGACACAGGTACGGCTTGGCCCGATAGCCTTCAAACCGGCGGCACAGTTCAGCGGCTAAGTCTAGGTTCATATTCCGCGCTGTTTCAGAGTTCTATCGAGGAACCAATAGTTAATTGTTCCAGACAGCAGGGCTGAAAAGTCAGGCGACATCATGGTTTTAAACACCTCTACTGCTGGCGCACCGGCAAGCCATGCATTCCATGCAAACCAAACGTGCACAAAAGACCAGACAAACAATATCCAATATGTAACGACTGGACGCACGGATGCAGACAGACTAGCCGCCCAGCCACCCGCCGCTTTGACCATCTCAGCTTGCTGATTGATTGCAGCATTAAAGGCATCCATGACACCAACGTCAATTGCAGCTTCTCTTTGAGCGCCAATCTCGGCTAACTTCTGCTGACCACGGATTTGCTCCAACTCGCACTGACGGCTAAACATTGCCATCTCATGCAAGCGCTCGTTCTTCTTGTCAAAAAACTTCAAGACTTCAGGGGCCAGACGGAAGATACCGCCAAAGACCCCGCCCAAAATACCACCGCCTAGAACTTCAAACATTTGATTCCTTAATCGTAAACATTAGATTCTTATGTGACGGGTAGTTCACAATGACTTCACCTTCTGGGCACTTGTATTTAATGTGCGCCATCAAAGTAGCAACGCCGGGCGTCACTTGTGAAGTCGTGTCTAATTTGAACTTATACCCAAACTTATCCACTGTGTCGCTGGCTGGGCCTGAAAACGTAGCAATGCTAGGCTTGGCTGGGTGTACGACCAACTCAGAATCCCGCACTTCTAGTTTAAACGAGATAACTTCGCAATCGTCCCTGATCTTTTGCCGAGCCACTACAGCTTTAAACTCGCCGTTTGCAGGCGCATCAGATATTTGGAAGTGCTCTGGTGCCCACTTGAGAATGTCTTTATGGAACACACCAAACTTGTCGGCAAGCGTATAGCCCCCACCAATCATGGCAGTTGAGGCAGTTACTGCGCCAATAATCTTGGTGTAATACTCAAGTTCCATTTCATCCCCAAATCCACACAAGGGTAAACGTTCCCCACACAACTAAGATGGCGATAAAGGCCGCAACGATAAACGCTTCAGCCCAGTCACGCATGGTTACTCCGGTGCAGGCTCTTTTGGAAGTTGTGCTTCTGCCTGACCCTTGATGTTTATCAAGAGGGGGTATGCGTTGCTCTTAGTTGGCAGGTCGCCAAGCACTTGCAATATGGCAGAGACTTCTTCCAAAGAAAGCTTCAAGTTAATTTCCATCAGGCGCTCCAAGGCAGTGGCGGTGTTTGAACTGTAGGCGCAATTTGTTGTTGAATCTGTTGCTCAACAGCCGCTTCAGTTGCCGCTTTATCAACACCATTGGCATAAATCCAGCCAAGAACTTGGTCTTGAGTCAGATTGGCGTAGGGTGTAAAAGAGCCAGATGGCGCAGGCACTGAGCAGGTCGAGTACACACTGCCGTACGTGTCAGCAAAAACACCAGAGCAAGTCCAGTGCACCGTGAAGACGACATTGTTGTTGCCGCCTTCTTGCGTGTAGCAGTCCATTGCTGTAACTGTCCAAGTAATCGTAGTCATACTGTTTCTTCCTCTATGTTTGCGGCTTGTTTAAGTTCTTCAAGTACATCATCCCAATCGTGACCGCCCATGTCTGGGAAGTAACTGTTCTGAACACATCGTGATGCGTACTCTAAAGCGTAATAGGCTTTTTCCAATAGTTCTTTGTTCATGCTCATCCTTTAAATTGCGTTTAACGCATCAAGTTTATCCCAAAAAAAGTCTGCGGCGGCGGTCGCGTTAAATGGGGTCATAGCGGGCAAGCTATTGCTTGGCTCGTATCTTGTATCAGGTGAATTCCTAATTTCTTCGACGGAAGTCAAATACAAAACTAAATCTTGTTTTGTAGAAATAACGTCAAAAGCGCCAATCGCGTCTTTTTTTGAAATCCCAAGAAGCAAAAACTCTTGTGGCGAACTGTGCGTTTTTGTGTCAACAGCATGTAGACCACATAAGCTATCTGAGTCGGAAAATACAAAATCAGGAATTGCCCCTTGTTCAGTTAAACGATATTTAATGCATTTGTGTGCCATGTTTACACTCCTTGGGAATATTGCCCAGAAAAAAGATACGACCCAAAGTGTCCAAGTTCACACCAAGGCGCGGCCCAAACTTCTCCACCATGCTGGCGATACATATGACAAAAAAAGTAATCTTCTGACAACAACACATTGTCTATATTATTAACTTGAAAAAAATTGTAAATTTTTTCTTTATTGTTTTGGTGGGTTTTTCCGTAATACCACCCAACAGTTGGCTCAAGTTTTTTAAATACATCGCGGTGTATCAACATAAAACCCGTACCCACATGTTTAACTTGAAACGGTAAATTAACGTCAGTCATAGAATGACCTTCTAGCGGCTCGACATTAAAAATGCCAGTAAGCTTAGATAAATCGGGGTGGTTTAAAACCGCGCCTTGTCTAACACGTTTCCAATCAATCCCTTTCATTGGAACGCATCCCGCAATTACCCCTTTATCTGCTTTAATCATTTTTGCAATATCATTTGCCAAAAATTTTTGGTCGGCGTCTATAAACATTAAATAGTCAGCAGTAGACTGCAAAAAGTAATGCGCTACAGTATTTCTGGCTCTTTGAATAAGACTTTCATTGCCAAGAAAAATTCCAGTCATTTCAATGTTGCTTTTGTTACACGCATCTTTTAAAGCAAGCATTGACTGGGTGTATTCTGAGGTACACATGCCACCATACATTGGAGTGCCAATAGCAATGTGCATTATGCATTCTCCAATTTACGAGTATTTGTTAAGCTGGATTCATCCATAACGGCAAACCCCCTACGTAATGCAAATATTTGCGCATGGTCAGCAAACTTCTCAGCGCAAGCCTCAAGCCACTGCATAGTTGCCTCGTGGGTTGGTGCTCTACCCGATGCAAGTAAATCAGCTTCCACTTGTAAATACGCAAACATTTCAGCTTGTGCTTGAGCGCCATTGATGCCAAGCTCAAATAAATAAATCATGTTGCCTTCATCAATAACGCCATTACGGGAACGAGCCGCGCACAACGCTTGTTTTAGGCAAGTCATAATGTGATACTTAGCTTCTTCACGCTCATAATCCTCTTCAGTGATTTCCGTCTTGCCAAGTTGTTTCAACAATTGTGAATACTGGTTAACAAAAAAATTCATTTTTCGGATAGCGCCATTTACAGAATCTTGTGTTGATTCTAAATTTGTCCCAATTTCAGTAATTTCAATTTCTAAAAGTTCTTTGTCAAAAGGATCGGTTGCTTTTTCAAGATCTCTTTCTTTACGACGCATTTCAATTTGCTTTTTCCGCGTATTTATGTACGCTTCTTGCAAAGCCAAACGTGTTCTATGAATTTCCGCCAAACTATGTTTGATAGACCTAATGGGTGTAAGCGTTGTCACATCCAATGTGACCTGCATAAATTGAGAATGTGTTTTATGGAAATTACTAGTATCACGTATAACAGCAGGCATATGCTCATCTATGTTTTTTAACATAGCGTTATATTCTGGCTTTGTATTTACCAAAGCCGCGTTTATATTACCAATAATTAAATCATTCAATTTAAAAACTCCATTAAGAAACAGACGCAGAACAATTTGAACAACCAAATAACGTCTGTCCCGTGTTGATTAAATCACCAAAATCTGTTGCATTGCCTGTACTTGCTATAGTTATGTAGTCAATTATATTTACCCAACTTGTAGAGTACTCATTTCCACCAGCAAATAATCCTCTTGTATCAGATGCAGAACCAACTGTACCTTGCCTACCCACTGTCAAGTTACCAAAAAACAAAGAATTCCCTGTTGTAGCCATAGTAACGTATTGGATTTGAGGATTTCCGGCGTAAAATCCACCCCAAACTGCTCGTGTAGATGAGGCTAAACCACCCATAGCGTCAGTAACTCCTGTGCGTAGATTCCCAAAAAGCGTCGCATTCCCTGTGGTCGCAATTGTTACATAATCAATAACGTCACTACCTTGCGTGTTTACATTTTGGAAGCCACCAGCAAACATGCCTCGTGTTCCATTAGACGCACCGCTTTGTCCAACACTACGCCCTTGGTAAAGATCGCCAAAGGTTGTGGTGTTTCCTGTTGTTGCGGTTGTAATGTATTGAAGTAATGCAATTTGTTGGTACCCCCCACCAATAACAGTTCGTGTTGAACTAGAGAAACCACCACAACTTTCTCTTGAATTGGAGGCGTTTCCAAAAAATGTAGCGTTACCTGTGGTTGCAAACGTAACATATGAAATTACGCTTGTAGTTGTAGTTGTGTAACCTTGCGAAAAAATAGCACGTGTAGACGACGATCCCGATCCTCCGTTTCGTGTATTTACCGCAAGGTCTCCAAAATCAGTCGTATTACCCGTAGTCGCAAATGCTGTGTACTGGATAACATTGGTAGCTGGCGCGTAACCACCAGCAAATATTCCTCTTGGAATTAGATTTGACTTCCCATAGAAGTTATTAAGTGAAATAGCTCCAGACGGAACTCCAGCCAATGTGCGAAATGCCGTGCTGTTAATTGATGCAAGCGCAGTCGCAGACACACCCAACTCAAGGTTGATCGACTGACCAGCCGTTGCGCCACCAAAGCTAATTGGGCCAGAGCTATTCAGTGCCATTATTTAGCCTCCAATGCCTCAACACGTTTAGTCAGCTCGACCAATGCGGCGAATGCCAGTGCGCCAAGCTTCTCGTAGTCAACAGCCAATGAGCCATCTTCACGGGTACGCACAGCGATTGGGAACACTTTCTGTACATCTTGGGCAACCACACCGAAGTCAGCCTTCTGTACAAAGTAGCCATCAGCACCGCCCTTGGACTCAATGTATTCATCAGTCCAGTCAAACAACTTACCACCAATAGCGTTCACTGTAGCCAAAGCATCAGGGATGTCACGCACGTTCTCTTTGAACTTGATATCAGAAGAGTAGTACGCAGTGATGTTGCCAGTGGCGTAGATTGCACCAGCGCCGGGGTCTGCTGTTGTGCCTACTGAGAAACCGCCTGCGGCTGAAATTCTGGCTCGTTCTGTTGAGCCAGTTGCAAAAGTCAAAACACCGCTTGCATTTGGCACATTAATTTGATGCCCAACACCAGACAAACCAGACACGGTGAAACTGCTGAACTGCAAAGATCGTGCGCTGATAGTGCCTCCACCAGCACGGAAGTATTCACCTTCGCTTGCCCCAATGACTTCAAGACGGGTGGCGGGGCTAGTGACACCCACACCCAAATTCCCAGACGCATCTAGCGTCATTGCTTGGGTAAAGGAGATAGCGTTTCCTGCTGTGCCTGATGCGGCGTTATACCAAGCATGAACTCCATCATCCATACCATACAAATTGGCATAATCACTAACAATGTACCTAGGTGAATTTCCTGCGTTGTAAAAAACATTTGAACCAAAAGTTGCATTGTTGTAGGTAGTTGATGAACTTATAGAAGAAGTACCAACTTGCAAAACTTTGTAAATGCTATTCCAAGCACTCGGTGTAACACCAAGACCTAGATTGCCTGCGCTACTAAACATCAACTTGGTGTCAAATGTTGAACCACCTTGAGTAGTTGATTGTTGAATTCCAAAATCACCATAGTTAGCAATATCGCTAACAATTCGCCAATCACGGCTTGCGGCATTTGCAGGAGAATATTTGAAACGAACAGAACCGCTATTGTCAAAAAGATTTGGAACGGCAATTGTTCCATTTACATCCAATTTGTAAGCAGGCGAACTTGTCCCAATACCCAGACCTGTCGAGGTTAGGCGCATTTGTTCTGCACCATTAACAACAAAACCATAAGAGTGATTACTTCTTGTTCCTGTGTAACCTATGCCACCAAAAGTTCCAACTTCAGTAACAATTGTTCCATTTGATGCTTGGACAAAACCAGTAGTAGAACCTTGAACAGTAAGTACGCTATACCCTGCACCAAAAGACGTAGGAGTAGTTCCTACTGCCATATTAGTCCCATCAAACACAAGCGCAGAGCCACTTGTCAGAACCTTTGAGCCGTTTAGGTAAGTAACTCCGTTTGCTGTGCCTCCACCCAGAGTCAGATTCGTACCGTCAAAAGTCAGGTTGGATGAGCCAGCCAACGAGCCACTGGAGTTGTATTGCACCTGTGTATTAGAGCCGCCAGCCGCGCCAGCCGTAGCCGTACCAACAAGCTTCACATAATCCGTGCCGTTGTAATACACCCAAGCACTCTCACCCACAGCGATAGACACACCGGTCTGACCGGATGCTTTAAACGTCACGATACCGCCAGTGGCGGCGTTGACCACCACATACGTTTTGCTATAGCTTGGAGCCGTTACCACTTTGGCTGTTGTCAGCGTACCCGTAACCCGCACGATGGCGAACTGGGCCGTAACCGTACCCGCGCCTGTCAAGCTAGATACGATGTTGGAAGCCGAGGCATCGCCTGTTGTATTGGCCAGAGTTACCGCGCCATCATTTGTTAGCGTCAGCGTGGCTGCAATAGCGATGTTGGCGTACTGCGTAATACCGTTGTTGACGGTATCGCCCCATGTGCCGGAAAGCTCGCCTTGTACTGGAAGAGCTAAACCTAGTTGTCCCGTTGCGCCTGTAGTCATTTGTTGACTCCTAAGTAGAAATTACCGTCCAGCCCGAAGACTGCGTATTGTTTATATTCTGCCAGTTTGCGTTCTCGCTGTCATCAATTAACGACCAATAAAACACGCCAAAACTGCCAACATTACCCATTGCTTGACTACCTGTGATAGCAATCAACCTTGCGCCAACTGACATCGTGCCAGCAGCGCCTGCTGCAGATACACCCGACAATGCGAGCGATCTAACAGGAACATCATCACCCACTAGTCCAGAGCCAGACACGCCAGTCAGCGCAACTGTAACACCCGCACTAGCAGTACCAACCGAGCCAGTGGCCTCAACGCCATCAAGCACAAACTTGCGCACCATGGTGCCCACTTCACCAGTGGCTTCAACACCCGTCAGTGCAACTGAAACTGTGCCAATTGCAACAGAACCAACCGCTCCGCTGCCCGCAACACCTGTGAGCGCCTTGGATACAACCCCAGCAACAGTGCCAACCGCACCTGCCGCAGAAACACCTGATACAGCCGTACTCTGCGTATTTGCAACAGAGCCTTCTAAACCTTCAGCCTGAACACCACTGACCGCTGTCTGGAACGCCCCTGCTGCTGTACCCGCAAAGCCAACTGCCTGTACGCCCGTGACTGCAACTTCTTTGACCGGAACATCCGTGCCAACCAGACCCGAGGCGTTGACACCGCTCAGAGCAACCGTTATCGCCCCAACAGCAACTGACCCAACCGCACCCGCGCCCGCTACGCCCGTGATAGGAACTTCATAAACAACTTCCGCCGTTACAGTACCAACAGCGCCAGACGCGGCAACGCCGGAGATTTCAGATTGCTGACCTCCCCAGCTATTGTCGCCCCACGCCCCTGCGCCCCATGCGGTTGTCATGTCCTGCCCTCCTGTTTAGGAGGATCAGGTTGTAGCTAAACGCAGCAACGCAGTAGATGTTGTATTGGCAGGCATTGTCAATGTAAACGTACCGGCAGTCACAGTCTGATCGCCAAATGTGTGTACGCTGACAGCCTTGTCAGAAGCTGATGAGTTATAAATCAACACAGCATTGAACGCCGCAGAGTTAATGGTTACGTTTGTGTATGTCAAACTTGCGCCGGGTGTCCAATACGCAACACCCGCCGTAGCAGATGAGTTTGTAGATAACGGGGATGTGCTATTAGTCACCGTCACACCGCCAGCCGTGTAGTTTGTACCTGTCACTTCGCCCGTAGTCGAGTACACGGTTGTTGCCGCATTGATTGTGGCAGAAGAGAAATACAAAGCAGCTTTAAAAGTATTGCCTGTACCTGTGGTGAAGTTGTGCGTAGCTGTCAGCAGTTCTTGCATGAACGACGTGCACATTGCTTGGGTATTTGCCATGATTTTTCCTTTACTCGAAAGAAGCTGTGGAACCTGAGAGGGCCACGGATTGTTTTAATTGAACGTGCGCGGATCTGTGCACAAGTTCGCCATCCAACCAATACTCCACCCAAGTGGTGTACTCGTTATCATTATCAACGTTGCCTTCACGCTTTTCAAGCAGGGCTTCGTCCATGTCGCCTTTGGTTGTCGTAACAATCAATTTGAACTCCTAATTAATGAAGTGGTTGGGCCATTAGTTGGCATGGTAATGGTGAACGTAGTTGTAGAAATTTTGTCTGAGCCAAAGTCCAACACAGCAACTGACTTGTTACCTTGTGTGACGTTATAAATCAAAGCGCACCTAGCCGTGATTGCGCCTGTCCAAGAGATGTTTGGGAAGCCCACGTAGGCTGTATAACCTGAAGACGCTACCGTAATTGGTGTTAACTGTGCGCCCCCAGCCACATACGTGCCTGTATTAGCTACTTCATCAGTTGAACTGTAAACAGTTGTGTCTTCGTTCAAATTAGCATTAGCTGTGTACAAAGCAATCTTGATAACGTCTGTCGTCAGGTCATGAATGCCTTGGTACAACTGCGCCTTGAAGCTCGTGGTCTGGGTCTGGATAATTGACATATCAAGTTACCTTCTGACGGAACTGACCAGAACGGTAAGCGTCTTGACGCTCCATACCATCACCCAGACGTTTAGCCAATGCAAGTGCTTCCATGAACTTCTGGTTGTACAGAGCCATCATGTCTTGCTCACCCTTCATGTAGGTATAAGCCTCAACCAGAGAACCGTACAAAAGCACAGAGTCAAAGTTATCACCAAGCCATGTAGTTGAAGCGGTGACAATCGACTGAGGGTAATAGTAGTAATGCAACTCAACTGTGTAATTGGCATCTGGCTTTGGCCCCAGAATGAACGTCAACTCAGTTGTGATTGTGCTGCCGCTGACTGTTGGGCCAAACAAAGCGTAATATCTTGGCAAACCCACATCGCTAGCGCTTGGATACGCTTGACGAATAAAGTTAACGTCTTTGTTTAACAGGTACTCGTAGTTGCCAGTAGCGTCAATGACCGCCAACGAATACGTAGCTAGATAATCATCGGGCGCACTTAAATACGGTGTTGTTGTAGATACCACGCCCGTCATGTTCTTACGAATAGACGGAAACTGAACGCTGTTGTAAATACGCTGCTCAGCTTGCTGAACGAACACGGGAATATTAGCCACGAAATCTGCTTCCGTGTTCTCCGTGTACGCTTGAATAGCAGCGCTGAGTGCAGTGTAATTCATGCCATTGGGCCTCGTGCCATCAAACCTTTGGTAGCCGCGCCTGTACCGCGAACTTTGATACCAGTTGTTTTGGTTTCATTCTGGCCGTTGTTGTAGTTACCAACACTCATCTTCATGGTGCTAAGGCTACTAATGCTGGAATCTTTGCCGGGATTAGTCGACATCACCAAAGGCTTGCCATTCATTTTGTGCGGTGCAGCATAAGTAGCAGCGTCGCCAACTTCTTTGCCCATAACTTTTTTACTAAATTTAGCCATGATTAACCTTTCTTTTGGTTCATTGCACGGGCCATGTTGCGACCGACTTTCATCATCGCTTCGCTGGTCACGCCAGAAGACTTTTTACCGCCTCTGGGGTTTGGTGCTGTGGGGCCGCTGTTAGGGAAGATTTGAACATCTGTCTTACCTTTTTTAGCGACGCCGTCTGCTGCTTTTTTGAATCCCATTTTAATCTCCTAAGTAACTGTTACCGTAACTGTACCAACATAAGTCGTTGCCACCAAGTAGTTTGGTGTTAAAGACGCATCAAAATTACTTGATCCACCAACCGGAGCCCAGCCCCATTGAATTTCCCTAGAACCACCTGTTACAAAACCAGCCGCATTTTGGTCGGTACTGGTTGAGTTTACTATCTGCAATCCATTCGTACCTGCCGTGTAGTAAGTCGTATCTCTACGTGGGTTACGCACAGCTTGTGGGTCGTCAACTGGATACATACCAAGTAACAACTGCGGCTGATCCGGATCCCAGCACTCAGGGCAGACAAGCAGATTGTAAATCTTAGTCTTCTGAATTTCTTTACGGAGCGCCGTTAGTTTGTACTGAAAGCCACAGCGATCGCACATGGCGATACTGTTCTTACCGGAAGCAAACCTATTGCCCATTTACGTACCGCTTCCAATAAACATTTGCCTTGGTACAAACCGCAAAGAAGCATGTTCTTGATCTTCGCCAGCCGCTAACTGCCAAGCTTCGTCGTATTGAGCTTTGAGGACGTCTAAACGCCCCGCCCCTTCTGGAACTTTTAACGCCAAATAGTAGGCGAGTCCAGCAACCAAGCAGGGCAAGAAACGGAAAGGTACATCCATAGTCCGAGTGCCACCACCTGCATCATCAATACGGCGCATACGCCAGTAAACGAATTGGTAGGTTTGTGATCCATCTGGGGTCGGCCAAACAGTTACGGATGGCAAGTTTTGCGAGTAGACAGCGGCGGCAGTTGAATGCGCCACTGCGGTTGTATTATTTTGGCCACGGAAGCAGTTCATCAACTGATTGCCGCTAATGTAGCCGTACTGCACAGTTTCGTTTTCAATCAATACAAAGCCTGTAGTAGCCAAACCCACAACAGAAGTTAGCGTAATCGTAGTGTCTGTTGCAGAAATACCACCATTTAATGTAGTCCCTACGGACGATGTTTGCCCATCTAAACGCTGGAACCACACCTGAATTGGGCGGGCCTGCTGCATCTTGTTGGGAATAGTCGCATAGGTAGAAACACTAATACGGGTAATTGTTAGATCAGACTGCGTAGAAGAGTTACCCGCGCCTGTACGAATTACATGTTCTAGCAAATCCACAGTGTCGTTTGGTAGCGCGTAAGTTGCCAAACCCTGAGTAAAGGTAAGCGTCCCTTGCTCAAACGTCCACATGTTAATGCCACGGTTTGCCCAGTCAGCAAACAACAGATTCAATGAACGACGGGCTGTACGCAAGTCGTAGCCCGTGCGAAGTTCGGAGCCCGCACGCTCAAACGCTTCCTCAACAATCTCATTGAGGTCAAGATTAAACGCTGCAACTCCAGAAGTAGTCATCTAAATCCCGCCGTTTTCTTTGCAATTGTTTTTGGTTGCGCTACAAACTGCTTTCCAGCTTTCTTGCCAGCACGCTTTGCACGTGTTGTAGCGGCATATTCTGATGGTGATAAAGACTTAATAGCTGCTTCGGGCAAGTATCTCTCCCCCGTCTTACTTGACGGTTTACCAGACTTAGTGCGCCATTTCTGGTCGCCCCAGTCTTTCAGAGACTTTTGCGGAGCTTTCAATCTCTATACCCCCCACCAGAAGCTTTGTACTTTTTAGCAACAAGCTGAGCCTTGCGTGCTGACCATTGTCCTGCGCCCGTACCTTGTGTAGCTGCAGCTTTTACCTGAGCCACAATCCGCTTACGCAGACCGGGTTTTGTGTAGTTGCCAGCCGCATTTACTTTGCCGCCTTCAGCATACTGTGTAAAGTCAGTGTCATCCCGACGAGCTTTACGCTTGCCCTTGGGCATTTTGCTTGGGCTAATATCACCCATTCCACGGGATGCCATCATACAAACCTACCTCTGGTTTTACCCTTAGTAGCAATGCCGTCAGCGCGTTTAGAAGCGGAAGACACTTTAGAAGTCATGCCACCAGAAGCTATCTTTTTAATTTTACCGCCACGTTTGAATGCTTCAACACTCACACCTTCTTCATCAAATCGTGGTTTACCACTACCGCCACCGCCACCGCCGCTACCACCAGCAAATTGGCCTAAGTCTCCGTATCCGGGAGCAGCAAATTCACCTTCTTCGGAACGTTTTGCTAATTCACGTTTTGCAAGTGTTGGCCCAAAACCACGCTCGGGAGTGTTGGCTAGCGTTTCTAACACCCGTGCATCAGCCACGCCATACATAGGGTCGTCAGCCCTACCGCTTGCTGTATCTTTCATAACACGTGCGCGAAGCATATCGTTATAAGCATCTGCTGCCGCCTCTTGTGTAAAGTCGTAGCGTGCTCCGGGTGTTTGAAATACGTCCGAATTTCGAGCAGTCCGCGAAGGGTAAGGTAGTTTTGTAGCCATGATTTAGCACATCTTTCCACGGGTTTTACCCTTAACGGCAATGCCATCAGCACGGCGGGAGGCGGTCATACCACCAGAAGCCATCTTTGTAACCTTGCCACCACGCTTCATACCATCGCCTTTGTAGTTCTCTTCGCTGGGCAAACGAGTACCGTCTTCATAGCGACCAGAATACTCTCTGCGGGCTTTTTCGTTAGCGTCAGTTTCACGTCGATAGTTATCAACTTCTTCTTCGTCTAAACGAGCCTTAGCATCTTTGGACAATTCAACTTTGTCGCGGCGGTTTGCTGCTTTTTCAGCGGCGCTACCAAGGCCAGATTTATCAACCATCTTTTTACCGAGACCAGTCTTTTCGTCAATCTTACGGCCAACCCCGTAACCAATTTCAAACATAACTTGACCAGCACCAGCACGGCCAACGTTACGGTTATCCGCACGTTTGCCAGCTTCCCGAACGGCTTCTTTAGCGCCGCCAGTAAGCTTAGAAGAGTCTACATTACGGCCTTTTTTGCCTTTTGCAAAGTCTTCTTTAGCCCGCTCCACGACGTCATCTTTAAGACCGGGTAGGTTGTCCCATCTTGTAGCCATAGTTACACCATCTTTCCACGAGTTTTGCCTTTGGTACAGCAGCCGTCAGCACGTTTAGAAGCTGAGCCAACTGATCCACCTTTAGCCTTCTTTTCAAACATATCACCCATACTTACGCGTGAAGAAAGGTCATAAGCGGCTTCATTATTTGCAGCGGCTTTACGATCTGCAACTTCGGCTTTAGCCGCTTCCATCTTTGCACGAGTCTCAGGATATATAACTTCGTTTTGAGACTCAGGCGTGCGCCTAGGCTTGTATTTTTTAGCTGCTGCTGGTGTCATTGGCATGATGTTTCCTTAACAGGCTTTGCCGCCCATGTTCATCTTAACCATTTTGCCCTTGGTTTTACCCTTAGTGGCAGCGCCGTTAGCAGCAGCGCGGAACGTACCGCCACCAGCCAACTTAGTCATAGGCTGACCTTTGTGCAAACGACCTTCGTGTTTGTTCACGGCCTTCTGCATCATGGACTTGTCTTGCTTTATGTCTGCTTTAGCCATGCCGCCTTTTTTCATTGCGCCTTTACCGTCACCAATGAAAGCGGGTTTACCGTCTTTCATGGGCATAGCGCCGCCGCTGGAATATCCGCCCATGTTCATTTTCTTTGTAGCCATAGTATCACCACCTTCTTTCATGATTGACATCTTGCCATGAAGTGTCTTGGGTTTGTTAACTTTTTGAAGGTCGGCACGGGATGTATCTGAGCCCTTACCAAACTTCATACCTTTACTTGCTCCACTAAACTCTTTTGCAACTGAAACCGGGATGCCAGCCTGTTTTGCAAACGTTGGATTATGAGCCGCTGCATCCATGAATTGCTTTTGCTTTTCACTTTTTGCTGGCATCATCGCCCCGCTTGAATAAGTTGGTCAATTTTTGCTTCAAGCTTGTTAAAGCGTTGGTCAATGTGGTTCGTAATGCGATCCACTTCTGCTTGAGTAACGTTATCACGAGCAACCTCCTCACGGGTTTTGTTCAGGAGGATTGTGACACGAGCCAATTCCCTAAACTTTTCATTCATCATGTATCCAAACAATCCCATCACAAGAGTTAGGATTGCTGACCATGCGGTGTTTAAATCTAGCACATCCGGCCTTTTGTTTTTCCACGTGAAGCAATACCATCAGCGCGTTTAGAAGCAGAGGACACCTTGCCACCATCTTTGAGTCTGTCCCATATAAAAGCGTCGCGTCCATAGCTACGTTTTTGAGCGGGGGTCAACGCCCTTATTTGTGCGTCTGTCAGGTCAAAATAGTTAGGTTTGTCTTTGGGGGGTTTGGCAACGGTACCCCGACCAGTCGGCTCTACGTACGGGTATTCTGTCTTGTTACCTTCGGTTTTAGCGTTATTCAACGCCTCTTCACGACGGGACGCGGCAAGTTCTTTATCTTTTGCCGTTGCCTCTTTTTCGCTTTTAGAACCTTTAGTCGTGTCTATAACTTCACGCTTAACATTACCAGCGCTTCGGCCACCGCCACCACCGCCAGCAGGGGCAGCACCGCCACCGCCTTTTGGTTCGTCATCGTAGTAAGGTGTACTTCTTGCCATATCAACACTTCCAAGCTCTAAGTGATTTGTTTATGCGTGAGTCTGGGTCTTTGGCGGTTTTGGGGGATGTCAATTTCTTTTTCATCCCTTCCATCCTCGCACAAAAAGAGTCGCGCCGGGAGCCGCCTTCTGGCTGGGGAGGTTTCAAGTTCATGCCTTGCTTTTTCGCGGAGGCGCGTCCCTTGGCATTCAAGCCACCCTTGGGATTCTTGCCTTCTTTCCTCTGCCATGCTGGACTCTTAGCCATAGAACGCCACCGCTGCGCATGTTGCGCCAACAGAAACTACAAGACTTGTTGAACAAATAACACCTTCGCCGGGAATCCAAATACTAGACATACCAGCAGCGCCAATTGTGAATGTAAACAACGTAGTTGAACCGTCTTTAATGACAATCGTACTAGCGCCTGTTGCGCTATACCAAAGACCTTTAAAACGGGTACGCCCTGTATACGCAGTTGTGTCAGTACTTACTGGACACGTTACGCCTTTAACGTCTGTCTGCATCATAATTAATCCCCTTAAAAATGGGGCCGAAGCCCCCTAGACTAATTAGACTTGGCTGGGGTTAGCAGCGCCATCAGAGCCTTTAACGACGTACACGCATGTAATCGTAGCAGCGCCGCCACTGGCTGTACCAGCGCAAGCGTAGATTGCTTGGACGACCAAGTCAGTTGCGCCAACATTCAAATACGTAGCGATCTGTGCGCCTGTAACAGTTGTAGTTGCGCGGCCAACAGCCAAAGGTGTAGTGGTAGCACCGCCAACGGTAGCCAAAGAGGAACCAGCGGCAGTTTGAATAGTGATGGTGTTACCAGTAGTACCAGCGTAAGCAGTGGTAATGTCTACCAAGAATTCTAAAATTTGTGCGCCAGCGGGCAAAACAAACAAAGTGGTAGCAGTTGTGTCGCTAACAGTGGTTGCGCCTGTCTGGGTAACAACGGTTGCACCCATGTTGCGGATAGTGCCCGCAGTGGTGCCAGTAGTGTTTTTAACAGTGCCAAGCAGCCAAGGGCCAAGGTGAGTTGCGAATCCCATGATATGTGTCCTTACATACAAGTTAAGTGCATCAATCTGTATGTCGTCAGCCGGGACTGTTTGATGCACCGGAAAGCCCGGATTAAAGTCAATATACACCAAAAGAAAAGGGGGCACAAGGCCCCCTTCACATATTTCCGAAGAAATATTAGGCTGAACCGGGTGAACCGAAGGTACCCAATGGATCAGACCAGCCGAAGCTATAACGCTCACGGGCTTTGTAACGAACGTTACCTGTGTCGAAGTCACCGTCCATCTTGTTCTCCAAAGGAGAGCGGATGAAATGCTTCAGACCGTTAGGCACATCAGTAGTCA